CCTCACGGAGTGCGAACTCTTGGCAATCCGCACCAAAGCGGTCTCTATGATTACGGAAGGAAAGACCCTCATGTCCTACTCGGACAGCGGCTCGTCTGCGTCTAAGTCGTTTGCCATGCCCCCGAAGGAGATGCTCGCCGAGGCCCAATACGCTCTCGGTATCCTCGACCCTCAGCAGTACCCGGGCTCGGTCCGTATGACGGTTGGTCGGACGAATTGGAACAACCCAATCCGTAACTAATTTATGGCAGTCAAAAAGCGTCTACCCATTAAGGCCCGCAAGGGAACCCCGAAGCCCGAGGCCTCCGCTGGTGGCTGGCAAAGCACGGGGCTGACTCGCCTCCGCTTGGGGCAGTACGGCGCCCAACCGCGTGACCTACGCCGCGACCTCTCGCCTTTCGACCGCCTGTCGATGGTCCGTAAGTGTCGCTGGGCCGAACGAAATTCAGGCTTGTTCAACCAGGTGTTAAATGACTTGACCTTGTATACAGTGGGAGACGGTATTAAACATCAGTCCCACGCGTCGACGCCCGAGGCTCGCAAGGCCTATAACGATTACTTCAGCGAGTGGGCTAAAAAGTGCGACATCACCGGACGCTTTAGTTTTGCCCAAGCGCAGAATATCCTGCTCAGGGGAATGCTCCGAGACGGAGATAGCTGGGCAATTAAGACCCGCAACGGTTTTGACGTGCCGAAGCTGCAGATCATGGAGTCGCACCGAGTCGGTGACCCGTTGTCCCCAGAGGTATGCCCGCCCGGTATGCATGATGGCGTTCAGTTCGGCCCCTACGGCGAACTCGCTGGCTACTCAATCTACCGCTCTGACGGCTCGGCCCGCTACATCGTCTCCAACGCGGTAATGCACGTCGTCGACCAAGAGTACGCTAGCGGTGCCCGTGGAGTCCCCATCCTGCAAAGTGCGGTCGACCTAGTTCAAGATAGTATGGACGTGCGTCTCCTCGAAATCCTCGCAATGAAGGATCACGGCGACGTGACAAGGGTGCTGAAAAAGACAGGTGGCTTTATGCCGACCGACATGGGTGCCGAACTCGGTCAGTCCACCCCTCTCACGCAGGGCCAGCAGTACGCGTCGATGGGCGGTAAAATCCTAGCACTCGAGCCCGGTGAAGACCTCCAGCTGCTCGCCTCTAACCGCGGCAGTCAGGCTATCGGCTTCCTTGAAGCGCTTGAGCGGGACATCGTCCGCGTACTGCCTTACGAGTTTGTTTCTGACCCTTCCAAGATTGGTGGGGCATCAGTTCGCCTAGTGACCGCTAAGAGTGCCCGCGTATTCGGGAAATACTCTCAGGTCATTATCACGACCCTCTGTCAGCCGACTTGGGGCTACGTCATCGGTCAGGCCATCGCCAACGGCGAACTCCCCGACGATGAGTCTTGGACTGAAGTGTCTTGGACGACCCCGAAGAGCGTGACGGTGGACGGTGGACGCGACTCGGCTAACGACCGCGAAGACCTCCGCATCGGGCTCCTATCCTTTGCAGAAATCTACAACCAGCGCGGGATGAACTTCGAGGAAGAGGCTGAAATCAAAGCCCAGAACGTCCGCTATCTCTTGGACCTTTCCAAGACCTACGGCGTCCCCTTCGAGACCCTGTCCAATCTGCTAATCAATACCGCTCCTGGTACTGTCGAGCAAACCTCCTCCACCCCTCAGCCTAGCGCTGAAACCGAGACCTCTTCCTAAAATGCGTTTCTTACTCAACGGCCTGAACGGTCGCGAAGCCCTCCTCATCGACCCTGCCAAGGCTAACGATCACCGCGTGCTTGCGGAGAAGTTTGGCTTTACGGATATGCTGGCCCAGCTCTTCGGCGAAGTCCCGAAGGCTTATATCGCCGAGGACGGCACGGGCGTCATCCCGATTGCCGGCGTGATTGGCAAAAGCCTCTCGCCCCTCGAGAAGATGACTGGAGCCGTGGACGTCTCTGACATCTCGGACACCATCGACGAGTACGCGATGAACCCGCAAGTAACCCGCATCGCCTTCCAAGTCTCATCCCCTGGCGGGACGGTGACGGGCGTTGAGGAACTCGCTAACAAGGTCCGCAACATTGCAAAGCCGACGATGTCCTACACCGACACCGAGATGGCAAGCGCCGCCTACTGGGTTGCCGCCGCAGCTGATAAGGTCGTCGCTTCCCCCTCTAGCACCGTCGGTTCCGTGGGCGTCTACATGGTCGTCGCCGACTACTCTGAAGCCGCCAAGGCCGAAGGCATTAAGATGATCGTCATTAAGGCAGGACAGCATAAGGCCATCGGCGTACCCGGTGCCGAAGTGACCGATGCCCATCAGGCTCACCTTCAGGAAGGGGTCGACGAAATCCACGCCGACTTTAAAGGCGCCGTCCTCAAGACGCGTAAGATGGTCAAGGCCGAGGACATGGAAGGCCAAGTCTTCTCTGGCAAGCAAGCCGCCCAGCGCGGTCTCGTGACTGGCCTAGCGGACTCCTTCAATGAAGCGGTCGCCATGTGGGCTGAGAACAGCATCGCCCCTGCCCCTGCCGTTCCTGCCAAGAAGAAGTAAGCCCGTCTCGTTTCCACTATCCGCAATTACAAGATGACTATCGAAGACCAACTCTCGACCGCCGACCTTCTCGCCCAGGCATTAACTGCCGAACGCGACGACCTCCGTGCGACCGTTGAGAAATTGACCGTAGGCGCCGTAGACGAACTCTCTGCCATCAAGGCCGACCTCGTCACCAAGGAAGCCTCCCTCTCTGCTCTCGGTGTCTCCCTCGAAAAGGCTGTCGCCGAGCGTGACGCCTTCGCCGCTAAGATTGCGGAACTCGAAAGCACCAAGGTCTCGGCCTCCAAGGAAGCCGCTAAGATTGCCGCCTCCGTAGGCGTCGAACCGACCGCCATCATCCCCGGCTCCGACAACGTCGCCGCCAAGGTGGACGCTCTCGCTACTTTCAATTCCCTGACTGACCCAGTCGCCAAGGCCGACTTCTTCGCGAAGAACGCTCAAGCCATCTACGCGTCCATCAAGGTCTAATTTTTCTCTCACCCTATCTCACCCAAATAATATAATAAAATGGCCAACTCCCTAGCCGCGGCGCCAGCCGTGCTGTCCGTCGGTGTCATCAAGGCACTCGCTAACCGTCTCCCGATGCTCTCGGGTTTCTCCACCGTCTTCACCTCGTCCGTACAGAACGGCGGAGCGGTTATCCAAGTTCCACTAATCGGTACCTCCACCGCAACGGAGTTCGGCTCTGGCGGTTACCTCACGCAGGACGACGCTACCGTCACCTCCTCGAGCGTCACCCTCAAGCACTTCAAGGTTTCCAGCCGCTTCAGCCCTCTCGACATTCGTCAGTACGGCGTGCAGTTCTTCGCGACTAACTTCGCTGAAACCGCCGCTATCGCTCTCTCCCAGAAGTGCATGACGGAAATCAACAGCCTGATCACCGCCGCTAACTACAGCTCCAACACCGTCACTGGCGTTGCTCTCGGTTACGCTGAAGTGGTCGCCGCTCAGAAGACCCTCGACGACGCCAAGGCTCCTGACAAGCGTGCCCTCGTCCTGAACAATACCTACATCTCTGACCTCCGCTCGGATGCCTCTATCATCGCTGCCTTCCAGCTCGGTGCTAACGTCATCTCGACTGGCTCCCTCGGTACGATTGCCGGCGCTCAGGTCTACCAGTTCTCGAACCTCTCGGGCAACTCCGAGAACCTTTCTGGATTTTTGTGCGGAGCCGACGCTATCGCTTGCGCGACTGCCCTCCCCTTCAATGAAATCCCGGGTGCTGATGTGGCCTCGGCCACCGACCCAGCAACGGGTCTCTCGGTCCAGGTCATGATCCTCCAGGAGCAAAGCGGCTTCTACAACATCACTGCCACGTTATTGTTCGGTGTTGCTGTCGGTCGGGCCACCAGCCTCCGTCGCCTCCTGAGCGCGTAAGCGACGCGGCTCTAGCCGCCTAAACGAGACCCCCTTGGCTAACCCCTTGGGGGTCTTTTGTTTTACCCTATTGCCAACTGTCGCAACAGTATGAGCCTATACGGGACCGAGTTCTTGGACGACGCTAAGGAGATGATTGCCGACTTCGGCGTGGCTGGTTCTGCCAACTCTGGGGCCATCACCTTCCAATGCCTCATCTCTGACCCTGCCGTCCAGACCGTCCTCGAGGCGGGGGGGTATGTAGAGAAGACCCAGTACACGGTAAGGGTGCCCGCTGTAACAGCCTCCTGGACCCTTCCAGACGGGTCTAATGGGTCATCGGCGGCCCTGCTCTCGGCTGGTGTCCCCATCGCCTCCCTAGGCCAAGGGAAGAAAATCGTCGCTGGCGGTAAGACCGTCCGCATCACGACTCAGACTCACAAGCCCGCTTCGGCTTGGATCACGCTCCTCGTCATCGACGACAACCAGTAAGCGCCGTGGTCAAGGTCACTCTACAGCCGGCAAGCCTAGCGGCCTTTGAGGCGGCCATCAACAGGTTCGCTCAGGCCTCCAAGCAAACCCTTCGTGACGCGACGCTCGAGCAAGCGGCCTTAGCCTGTCAGGACGCCGCGACCTTCACCCCTCCGCTGCTTAAGGGTGGAGGCGGCGGCTTAACATACGGTGCCAAGCGTTCGGGGGACCGTGCCATTGAACGAGACGTTTACAAAGTGTTTGAGCCTTTAACAGGTGGGAGTGCTGGCACTCAAGCGGCACGAGTCATTAAACGCCTCGGCTCGTTAGCCCTGAACAACAACCAGGGACTGTTCTGGAAGGTGGCCTCGAGTGAGTCCTCTATCCTCTCAGCTAACTCCTTTGTGGCCCGTATGCTCTCCACTCAATACAAGGGCTTCGGGACAGACCAAGGTTTCAAGCGGGCTAAAAACTACTTTAACCGCATCGGCACACGAGTGTCCGCTAACGCGTTAAACGCTTCTGGCGCTCCAATTGAAAACGCCTCCGATATCGACGCGGCCTATAGGCCCATCTATCAGCGCAACAATGGACGCCTTTGGCAGAACGGCATAAACGTGAGCGGGGTTAGATATTACGATAAGCGAGTAGTCCAGCGTAAGGGCGACCTGACGACCTACATCGAGAAACGCCAAGAGACTGTCGGTGCCATCAAGTCGGGCTGGTACAAGGCCCTGCTATCCCTTCCCCGCCCGGTCATTAACGGAGTCGAGAAGAACGCAGGGGCAGCCCTCCGCGGTGCCGCCTGGATTACTACTCACAGTACGGTTCTAGGCGTTAGCCAAACCTCCTTTACTGACAAGACTGCCAACGTCACAGTCCGAAACCTTAACGGGAACGCCAACGGCATCGCCGACCAAGCAGGCGTCCTCGGCCTAGTCTACGGCAACCGCGTCAAGCAGATGCCCGCTAAAATCCAAACCCTAGTCCAAAAGGACATCGCCAAGTTTAACAGCAAATAACCATGCCCGCCTCCATCCGTCACATCGTCGAGTCTACGCTCGCGACCTACCTCTCGACCCAGACTGGGCTTACCACGGTGTCCTTCCTCACGGGAGACAACGCCGCGACGCAGACCCTGCCCAAGGCCGTCGTCCTTTGCGACTCTGCCCGACCCCCTGCCAGCCTCCCCGAAGGCGAGGGGAACTACGATTGCTCGGTCCGCATCACCCTGTTCTCTAACGCCGACGATACGACCCTAGCCGATCACCGCACCCGGTGTGCCGCCCTGGTCGGTAATATGCGTGACCTAGTCAGCATTAAGGCCGCCTTTGTCTCTGGCGGGGACGCGACTTGCTACGACGTTAGCATCGTTTCCGAGGACGAGGGGATTGACGAACGCAGCTGGGCGACCTCCTTTGCCTTCTCGGTCATGACCTGTCTCGCCCCGTAAGGTTTCCAACCCTTGCAAAAGTAACCATGTGCGCAGCAATCTCAACCGGAACCACTTGCATCTTCGGTATCACAGACACCCAATTTGGCGAACTTTTCGTGCAGTCTTACTCTGTGAACGCTTCGTTTAACCTTTCAGGCTTAGTAGCTGACGAGGCTGGGTTGACCAAGACGGCCCGCTACGACGACCGCAAAACCGAGATGACTTTTGACGGCATTTGCATTACTTCTAGTATGCCTACTCTTGGGGCTGCTCTTAATTTTACTCTAAACGTGGACACAAGCTACAGTGACCCAGGCACGGCTAGTGTAAACTTTGCTGGAAACATCACGGCTATTTCCCAGAAGGGCTCAAACAAGGATTTCACTTCTGTTTCGATTACGGCTGTTTCCTACGAAGGCGTCCCTAACGCTGCCGAAGAAGAAGCCTAATTGACCCAGCCCCCAGTAGGGGCATAGTCACGGCGTGGACCCTCGCTTCCTAAACGCCTACATCGACCCGGCTCCCTTCAAGTTGCTGGGTCGTTCGCTTTATCCTTGGTGCCTCAAGTACCGGGTGCGACTGATGGCCTTTAACTCCCCGCTGATCACGGGCGACCGCGGCATCACTCCCGCCGACCTTG